TATGCGGACGGTGCGCAAACCTTTTACAGCCTGATGGTCGTGCTGGCCACCGGAGAAGACTCCGTGCTGCTGTCCGACGGGATACATGCGTCATCGCCTTTTTTCATCGGCGCACTCATCGAGGGCGACGAGCCCCGTGACGGAGAATTGCTGGACTTCGTGCGTCTCACGAGCCTGACCGATGAACGGCGCAGCGGCGCCATGTACCTGACTGCCTCGGACGAAGAAGCCCCGTACATGGATGTCATTGACGGCATGGGGACGGAACGTTCCTTGTTTCGTCCGGCATCCCTTGCCGCGTTCGGTTGCAGCGACAACGGGGTGTGGTCCTGCCGTTACACGCCTTCGGAAGGTCCCGCCACCCGCATCCTCCGGATTAGCCGCTCCTCCGACGCGGCGGCTGTCACCGGCGGTTTTCAGATTCCGTTTCCACAGGCCGTTTCCCATCCCCAGCGTCTGGTGATTTCATTCCGCATCCGCGCTTCCAAAGAGTTGTCCGCCGTGCCGTTGCGCTTCGGGTATGCCGACGGTACGGAAACAGACGGACAGGACACCGTGGACGTTACGACCGAATGGCAATACCGGTTGAGCCTGATTACGGTGGACTTTCCTGCGGAATATGCCCGCGCGCTGTCCCTCGACTTCTCGGGAGAGCTCGGTCCGGACGACTGGTGCGAAATCGGAGACCTCAATGTCTGCCTACTGGAACAGCTTTCGTCCTTTGCCGAAGCCGCCAAAATCCGTATCGGCCGCATCACGGGAATCGCAGACCCGCTGTTCGGTATGCTACAAGGTTATGGGGCTTACTTCCAGCGTCTCTATGCCACGCGGGACGTTCATGTGGCCGGCACGCTGACCGCCGGTGACGAGGACGGCTTCGGCAGCACCTTTTACGCCGGACGTATTCACAAGAACTGCATCATCGATTCGTTGAACGGCAATTTTACGAGTACGGTTGTCCGCCTTTCATCCGCCACACCGACCGGTATCGGCAAAAACATCCTGCTGCCCGTGACCGGCGGGACATTGCTTTGCCAGAAAGAAGTGTGGGTAGAGAAACATGCGGGCGAGCGTTACTGTCTCTCTTTCTGGTGTTATTGCCCGTCCAAGCAAGAGACTCCGTTCGATATTCTTCACGGGGAAAAGGTGCTCGCCAGCCTTATGATGCCCCAGACATGGCAACGGGTACATGTGACTTTCGACATCGAGCATATCCCCGGCGACGACCTTCGCATCGACTTCCGTACCGAGAACCGGGTGGTCTGGTTTTTCAGTTCCCCGCAACTTGAAAAAGGGAACGTGCCGACCCTATACCAGCCGACAGACGGGATCCTGAACGAAACCGACGAATACGGGGCGTGGTTCTGCCGAGGCGGTGTGGGCGGCACGATTCAACACCCCCTGTTACGGTTGGAGCCGGACGGTTCCATCCGTGCCGGCAACGATTCGTTCGTCATCAACCCTGACGGCAGCGGATACTTCTCCGGCGGCCGTTTCCGCTGGAACAAAGACTCCATCATCTTGCAGGATGTCACCATCCGCTGGGAGGATTTGGATGAAGAGATGCAGGAACAGATGAAACCCCGTTTCGTCACCGTTGATGGCGGTACGGTGTTTCATTATAACGATGCCGTTTCCGGCAATCTTTGCGACCCGGCAGAGATCCTCCTGACCGGCACGGCGCAGAACCTGACAACGGATTCCTGCCGTTGGGAATACCTTGCTGCGGACGGCGGGTGGAAAGACACCGGCGGGAACCAGTCCGTTTACACGCTCACGCCGGATTTCTCCGGCTGGGAAGGCCGGAACGTCCTGACACTCCGTTTCATCGTCCGATCCTCCGGCACATCGTATCATGCCACGCATACCGTTTCCAAACAATACGACGGCAGTGACAGCTATTCTTTGCATGTGGAGTCCGATTCGGGCACCGTTTTCCGCAACCACATGGTCGAGACGACACTACATGCCCGTCTTTACAAAGCAGGAACGGAAATCACGGACCGGATTCCCGATGAAAATTTCCTCTGGAACCGCATCAGCGACGATGCCGACAGCGATGCACTCTGGAATGCTGAAGAACATCGGGGACGCACGCTGCGGATTACCGGTGAGGATGTGTGGCGTAAGGCGGTGTTCAACTGTGAAGTATTCATGTAGGCAATATGAGATAACCAATCTTGTCTATAAACTCATTGCCCACGCATACGGCTATTCTTATACAAACAAAACGTATGAGCAGCCGACAAGTTATCGCGCGTGGGCAAACCACGATTTACATACAGAAGGATTCCTACACAATCAGCCAATCGCTCGGGGAATACGTCTTTCCCGCAGACCATTCGGGGAAGGTGCTCTCTGCCGTAAGCCTGACATCGACCATCAAGGTCACATGCGGCGATTCGGAATACAAGGATTTTACCATCGGAGTGATTGTCAAACCGGCCGGATTCTCGTCCATTTCGGTGGATAACAGCCGGAAAACAGTGACCTATACGGTTGCCACCGGAACGACAACCCTTGCCGAGCACGGCTCTTTGGATATTCCCGTTACCATTGCAGGGGCGGTTTACAGCCTGTCGTTCGTCTGGTCGAAAGCGAAAGCCGGTGCGCCGGGCACTGCCGGTGCCGATGCCAACCTGCTGGACTGGGTACGGGAATGGAATACCGGTAAAACGCTTATCGACAGCCATACTGTCATCACGCCGAAACTCTTTGCCGGTGTGAAGAACGCGGACGGCACCGTGACGGGTACTGCCATCGGCCGCTTCTCTCTGAGTACGAAAACCGCTTCCGGCGGTATTGCCACCGAAACCATCGACGGTATCTGCGGCTTCAGGAACGGATCCAAAACCTTTCTTTTGGATAACGGCGGCAACGTCCAGCTCGGTTACGGCGACCAGTTTGTCCGCTACGATGCTTTAACCGGCAAAATCACGTTCGGTGCGGGTGTCAGCCTGAACTGGACCAACGCCATCCAGCAAGCCAAGACTGAAACGCTTAACGCTGCCGCCGCTACTGCCCAAAGCAAAGCGGATGCCGCATTGGGCAGTGCCAAGAGCTATGCCGACACGAAAAAAAGCGAAGCCGTCACGCAAGCCGGTAAAGACGCTGACGGTAAAATCTCGGCACTGACCGCTACGTTGAACACTTCCATTGCCGATGCCAAGAAAGCCGGTACGGATGCCCGTGCCGTGGCGGATGCCATTACCTCGAAAGCCAATGCGGAAGGCTGGTCGAACAAGCTGACCTACATCGATGCAAACGGCATATTCACGGGGAAACTGTCCGCCAATACCGTCAATGCCATCAACATCAATGCCTCGCAAATTACGGCAGGCACCATCGCTACCGCCCGTCTGAATGCTGCGGAAATCCGGTCGAACATCATCAATGCGGCATACATCAACGGTCTGACGTGTGCCTTCGTTCGGGGAACTATCGGCGGCTGGACTATCGGTGCAACCACGTTATCCAACAGCCACATATTGTTGGATAGCGGCAACAAACGGGTGGTCGTGTACGGGGCAAGCTCTGGAGCGACAAGCGGCAAGCGAGTGCAGATCTATTACAACTCCGATACGGATTTCGGTTTCTATGCCACGGATGCTGCTGGCAACTGCCTTGCCCGTTTCGGTTCTGCCAACCAGATTGCCGGGTGGAACATCGATGCGAACCGTATCTACAAGAACAACATCGCATTGGGTGCGGACGGCTCCATCATGAACGGCAGCAAATGGAAGCTGAACAACGACGGGTCCGGCAGTATCGCGTCGGGAAACATCTCATGGGATGCAGCCGGTGCGGTGACCTTTTCGGCGGCGGTGTCGTTGAACTGGAAAAACGATATAGAGGCTGCCAAACGTGCCAACTTCGGTTATCCATATTATCACAAAATCGTCATTTACGGTGAAGAGGATAAATACTATCCTGTCATTTTCAAGGGCGGAGACCAGACCTTCAAACGGGATATTCTTATCCGACGTGCATATAGTGAGCAAGCCCCTGACAGTTGGAACAATACAACTCATAAAGGTGGACTTGTCCTATTGCTGAAAGCCAATTTCGGCGGTTGGGGCGGCATTGGCTACTCGTGGGACATCTATGAACTTTCAGAGACATACTGCCGCATGTTTGCCGGTGCACAATTGTGTGGTAATTGTTGCATGTTCGCCGTGTTCCTGCGCGGGGGCGGAACGACTGGTGCGGTGTACCATATCTACTCGGATCAGCCGATAGTGAACAACATTTATAGTCCATCTCCGATTCCGGCAGCACCGCAGATTGCCTACAACTGCGATCTTATTTTTCAGAGCGGTTCGAACACGGCTAACGCTCCGGGTGCCCGTACCCTCACGGCGACAGTTCAGGAGGAGATACGCCGTCACCGGTTCATCGCTTTGGCTCAAAGCTCTGACAGCACATTGGCTGCGCATCCACTGACCTACATTGGTTCTACAGGCATCTACACCGGCACGTTGACTGCGGCGCAGGTCAATGCCGTTTCCATCGATGCGGGCAGTATCCGGACGGGGACGCTCAGTGCCGACCGTCTGGCTGCCGGCAGCATCAATTCCACAAAACTGGATGCCGGCAGCATCAAGGCCAATATCATCAATACGGACTATATCAACGGCCTGACCTGTACTTTCGTGCGGGGCAAAATCGGTGGCTGGACCATCGGCGCGGACAACATCACGGCCGGCAGTGTGGGTGCAGTCGGAGCCATGCCAATCCAGATGCGGACTGCGGCCAGCGGTTCAGGTTACTGGTACAACGGCGCATACAAACCGCAGGGCATCGTAATGACATGGTACCAAAGCAGCAATGCGGGGCATGTGGTTTTCGGTCAGATTGCCGCTTCGGGCAACAGCGTGAAAACCGGTTTTCTCGGCATCCAGATGATGACATGGGACCATGTGGAATACTTCTGTCTGTCGGCCAACTACACCAAATCGGGAGCCAAAGAGATTTACAACCGCATTGCCGGATGGGCATTCGACAACACCCGCATCTGGAAAAACAACGTCTCGTTGGGTGCCGACGGCTCCATCACCAACGGTACGCGCTGGAAACTCAACAACGACGGTTCCGCCTCGTTCGGTTCCGGCCGGAGCATCTTCAACACGGACGGTTCGGGACAGGTAGCCAACGGCAAATTCAAATGGGATGCCGCCGGCAACATCATCGCCCAAGGAGGCAAATTCAAGGATGTGACCATCCAAGGCACCATCCGTAGCGCGTTCGTGCAGAACGACCCTTCAATTTGGATTGTCGTGGGCGGCGGCACGACCAGCGATGTGCAGACCGACCCCGTGCACTACGACAACGTGGTCTGTACGCAAACAGGCGGCTGGAACGAGAACATCAACCTGCAATGGACCTTGGAAAACTCCGGCCGCCGGATTTGCCTTGTCAATTACAGGTGGGGTTCTACCATCTCTACGGGAGTGATGAGCATTACGGCTCCCAGCGGCAAATATTTCTTCGAGGATGGAATCTCGAAAACGACGCTCAAATTCTCCCGCGAAGTAATTGAAATGATTGGTTACGGGGACGACAAGACCTTTTTCGGATGGATTGTACTCAACCGCCGGGACCTGATGACAACCAGCCGATACGGAAAGTTCCAGCAAATCCTTGTTACAGGCATTGTTACCGGAACAACTTCCAGCGCATCCGTCCGTTTCCTCTGTTTCGACGGTTCGAAATCGGTATCCGTCAGCCGATTGGGAAAAGGGATGTACCGTATCTATCTTCCTTCTACGTGGGGGCTGTCGAGCCGCTACCTCGTCATGGCTACCGGAATCTATTCCACGGCGGAAAACACTCCGATTTATCCGACGGTAAAAGCAATCTATTCCTACTATTTCGACATTTACACGCAGGATGACGCTTCCCGGAATGACGGCTCGTTCAACTTCCAAGTAATCAGTACGGCGGACTGGGATTTGTAATTTTTTTGAAGCATTGTCACCTGTTCGGCACCCTGCCATGCTATTCTTTCATAAACTCTGCTTTATGAAAATTATCCGCATCACTACGACAAAGACAGCACAGGAACGCACGGAACGTGCCTTCTACAACTTGGATTTTACCATGACCGACGGGGCACTGGAACGTGTGGTGGCTACCGTTTACACTCCCGAGAGCCGCCTCGACAGCGACCCGGCACCGGTCTTCATCGGCACCATCACTTACGAAAACGGCCAAATCTTCTGCTCTCTGCCCAAGGACGCCTCCATTGCCGGTCTGATGGGCGACTTCGAAAACTTCATGGTCCAGATCCAGTCCGCCGTAACGGATGAACACGCAGACAACGAATAGTACGGAAACCTAATTATCAGAATATGGAACTAAACATCAAAGACCGGCTCTACATTCCGGTCATCCTGCCCAAGGAGGGCACGTTCAAGGATTTCAACACCAAGAAAGAGATTCTTCGCAAAATCGAAATCTCCGCCGGTGAGCGCGAGGCGGTCGGCCTGCACGAAAACGAGGAGAACGGGCGCATCGAGTGGGACATCGAGAAAGACACGCCGCTGGCCATCGACTTTGCGGGGGATGAACTTGCCTACCTGAAACAGGCGTGCGAGAAAATCTCAGACGAGAAATTGCCGGACGACATGTGGATTGTCGTGGAAAAAATATATGACGGGAAATAGTATAAACTTATGTTATAACAAGTCCCCTGCATTAACATTAGTCTGGCATTGCCAGACTAATGTTTTACAGAATTAAATAAAATATCGATAATCGTACGTTGCTCCATTATATTGATGCAGTAAATTACCCACCTGTGCCAATGTATTAGAAGTGTCAATTGTTGCTGGCAATTTCGTATATAGATTGAATGAATTCCAATTCATCTTCGTAAATCCTATAATTTCAGAGGCAATAGTAGATAGATCTCCTTTACCATAATACTTAGTTATTTTTAGAGGAGCTGGAATACACCTGCCACCGGGATAGTAACGCCGTCCACCCCGAATTGATGGAACGACACCATGTGTCCATAGTAAAGCATTTCTTGATGACAATTTTATGCACGTTCCGCGCGATACCGGATATGAATCGTCAGAAATATTGTTGTCATAAACTCTTTGTGCTATAAATTTAGCATTGTATTCATAATTGATGGTTATCAAGTCGATGTCTTTAATTCCCGCTTGACTTAGCGCATGGGTAATGCCTTCAATCTCTTCATTTCTAAATGGTGTTCGTTTATGAATGACAACCCGACGAGGTAATTTATCCATGGATTTAACGAACAATTCTCGTATAGTAATTCCAAATTTGAAGGCTTCCTCATAAGTTAAATAAGGATTCTTTTTCCCATCAAATTGAGGTTGCTCAACTTTTGATAATTTGTATCTTAACCCTTGACCTTTTGCGTTGTATATATGGCTACAACCCAAAACGATGTCCACTTTTCCTTTACCATTTGTTTTGACGCTATAACCAATACCTGCATACGCCGTATCTGAATCAAGACTGGCCAATGCCCAAGGGATACGCATTGCCTTAACAAATAAAGCTAATGACAACCACCAGCAGATTTCACATACCATTGGGTCCTTCAAAGTTTTTTCTTCTATGATTTGAGTTGTAAAACTGTGTTGAGCCGCATAAGCCTTTATATAGTTGTGCAAATCAAACGATTCTCCATCATGTTTGAACTGTTTGTGTAGACTCCAAGAAGTAGGAATGTAAATTACAACTACAATTCCTGGATATTTCTCGGCCAAACTACCGGCCTTATGACATATTGATTGCGCAAGGCTTATTGTATCTCTTGGTGTATCTTCTGTTTTTATCCACTTATCCGTATCGCTGTCCGGAATTTCTAATAATGTTTTATATATACTATGGAATCCTGTATATGGCTGAATGTAATCTGAATTATCGTTAGCTTGTATAGTTGTGTTTAAGCGTTGTAAAAAAGATTTCAAACTATTGGTGTGAGCATTAGGACAAATTACCCCCAGTCTTACATTTTGTGGCAAAACATCTTTTTGCCAAGAATCATAAGGCTTATGATTAGATAATCCTCTCATAGGATTTGAATCTAAAAAAGGCCTATCTGCAAATGTATTTACGAATTCCAATTCAGGTTCTTTGAGTTGAAGGCCCCAATAAATCGTTCTTCTATTATCATACGATCTTGAAAAATATCCTCGTTCAGTGCTGTCTTGATATTGTATTTCGGAAAATCCGCTATTGTTGCTTATTTGGAACTTAAATCCACTGCCAGAATTTTGAGGGAACTCAAAAATAAGACGTGCATTGCCAAATACGATATTTTCCCATTGAATAAGTTTATTGCTATATGCCTGGTTCCACATTTTATCCAGATATATCCGCGCATACTCCTGCTTTTTCTCTTTTGAAACCGAGCGTGGGTTTTCTATATATATTGTTGGCCGCAAGGAAAGCAGGGCGTATTTTTGCTGTGGCACAAAAATAAGTGAGCATTCTATCGCTTCATGTAACAAGGTGCCATTATCATTTCTGAAAATATCTGAGCACCAAAGTGTATTATGTTTAACATCGACATTTAGACCTCGCATTGCTGCAATACTTTGGAGCGTAGCCCTTAAGAACAGTTCTCTATAACTGCTTTTTCGTTCTATGTCCGATGCAGCATATTATGCTAATTGATTATCAGTAGTTTATGGCTTAAAAGATAGACTGCTCAAAAAATTACTTGTTTTTTCGTCAAAAATCGAAGATTTAACACTTTTCTTCGTTGCCAGTCTCAAAACAGAGGGAAAATGGGGAAAATCGCTCTCTTTCGCCTCGAAACCTCCGCTTCGCAAAGATAAGGTATATCGGGGATTATTTCGCCGGTTCAGGCTGCAAAATGGAAGACAGATTCACAGATTTCCGGGTTGTTTTCTTGTGACCTGGTAGGAGGTGAGTATTGCTTTGCTTGGAGTTGTATTTTGCTCAATCTTCATACTTAGATTGCTCATATTTTGCAGCCAAAAGAGAAAGTCTATAGGTCTGGTTCGGCTTGGTTTGGGCGAAGCTATCTCTTTTTCTCCCCTTTGTTAGCTTTACTTTAATGAACGTATATATGAATACGGAGATAAAGTAAAGTTGGTTTCGATAATTTATGCTGTGATTCGCTTGAAAAAATGTTGTGTAATAGGGATGATTCGTTGGAAAAAGTGTAACTAAATTCGATTTATTCGCTTGAAAAAATGTATTTAACCTTGGTTTATTCGCTCGAAAAAGTGTAATTTTGTAGCGGAAAGAATAAGATTGCGTTATGCTTAAAAGGAAAATAGAAACATATTTAGCTAATTGGAAAGAGGCCGAGGGCAGAAAGCCCCTTGTGATAAAAGGTATTCGCCAGTGCGGGAAGGCATATATTGTCCAGAAATTCGCAAGGGAGAATTATGAAAGTGTGGTCTATATGAACTTCATTCTTGAACCTGACAAGAAGTCTGCCTTTACTGGCAATATAGATGTCGATACCATCATTCTCAACCTCTCTGCTTTGATTCAAGGCAGTCGGTTCATTGAAGGGAAAACCTGCATTATCCTTGACGAGATTCAGGAATGTAAGGAAGCAAGGACAGCCTTGAAGTCATTTTATATAGACGGACGTTTTGATGTTATTGCCACAGGTTCTCTTTTAGGAGTGAAAGGCTATGGTCAAAGCAAGAAAAAGAAAGAGGATGTCGGGCAAGATTCTGTTCCTGTCGGATATGAAACCGTAATTGATATGTACCCATTGGATTTTGAGGAATTTCTATGGGCAAACGGAATCGGTGAGGCTGTTATCGATTCTGTCAAATCATGTTTTGAGAACGAAAAGGCTGTTCCCGATGGGATTCACAAGGCAATGATGGAGCTGCTATACAGATATGTTATTGTAGGAGGGCTGCCGGAAGTGGTGAATTGCTTCCTTGAAACCAAGAATATCGAACTCATATATAAGAAGCAGCGTAATCTTATTGCCGGATACGAAGAGGATATGGTTAAATATGCAGATGATGCGGACAAATCTAATATCCGTGAATGTTTTGAATCCATTCCGAAGCAATTAGCCAAGGAGAATAAGAAATTCCAATATTCCATAGTCAAAAAGGGAGGAAGGTCTTCTCAATACATCGGTAGCATTCAATGGTTGGAGGATGCCGGAATAGTCCGTAGGTGCTATAACACGCAGATTACGGAACTGCCGTTGGAGGGCAATTCCATCAAAGATTGTTTCAAAGTGTACACTACTGACATAGGTGTCCTTGTAGCAATGCTCGACTATGGCACTCAGGCTGATATATTGAAGGGGAATCTTCTTGGATATAAGGGAGCTATCTTTGAGAACCTCATGGCGGATTTCCTGTGTAAGTCCGGACAGAAGCTATACTATTTCCATAAGGACAGTGGGCTTGAACTGGACTTCTTGGTAAGGTTCAAAGGCGAATGCGTCATCCTTGAAGTCAAGGCTAAGACCGGTAAGGCAAAAAGTATGGCTACCATTCTTAAAAATAAGGATGTGTATCATGTCAAGAATGCAATCAAGTTGGGGCAATATAATGTAGGACGTGAGGGAGATATACTCACCATTCCGTTGTATATGGGATTCCTTGTCGAAGACAGGCTTGCGGACGTTATCATTCCTGATGTTGATGTGAGTCTGTTGACTACTATTTAAAAATTTTGATTATGGCAAAACAGATATTAGTTGGAATTGAAGAACAGAATTTGAATGAGGTGGCTCACTATCTGGTGATATACTTCCCATACAATGAGGAAATGTGTAGCTATACAGATGATTGGCTTGGTGAGCTATATGAAAACAAGTATCCTTTGGTTTCTAAAGGGATGTGGTCTGGCATAATTGACTTGAAAGTTCATAAACTTCTTGATTGGAAACCAGAATATGGAACTTTATATCTTCAAGCTAAGGTATGTGATAGCGGAACCTATTTCTTGCTTGATAAAGATAAAAAGGTAATATGTAAAATTACCGATTATGTACCTAATGGCTTAATTCCGGAGGCGGATGATTGTGGGGATTATATCCGTTTAAGAATCAAACATGACGGTATGATAGAAAATTGGATGGAGAAGCCAGACTTTTCCGACTTTATTAAAGATGCTGATGCTGTTAAGAAAATTGATACGAGCATAGAAGAAGAACCAATACTCGACACTAAAGTAGAGTTCACTTATAGCCATCTTATGGCAAAACTGCTTCGTCTTCCGAAATACCTACAATTGGAAATAGGGAAGGCACTGATAGCAAATGCATCAGAAGGTTTTGAGGAAGAGGATGATGAAGATTCTCTCTAATCAGATGGAAGATTAAGAATGATATACAGCTGCAATAATTTGATTATTAAAAGTATAATTCTATGGATATATTAAGTCTCACCAAAGTAACATCATCGTTCATCCTAACTTTAATAGAAAGAGACGATGGACAAAAGAAACAAATTTTGGAGACGCCAACAAATGGCTCGTGTGTTTAAGGCTCGCATGATTCTTTATGCCGCTTATGGTCATTGCATCATTCGTGAGGATGGAAGCTATTATGAGCATCCCCGTTGGTTTGAATTGGCAAAAGAGAAATGGGCACAAGTTTACAAAACAACAGGTACTCCGTGTAGCTGTTGGATGTGCAGGGGATTCGAATATGACCGCAAGGAGTATAAGAAAGAGACTCGGCGGATTATTCGGGAATCAATGGAGTGAGCTAAATGATAAGGAACTGAATCTGTGTATTAATTGCATAGGTTCAGTTTTTATTATGCGGCATATAGGCAAAAGGTTACGTGGATTTTCTCAGAAAGCGATGTGTGATATGGAATTTATTTGCTAATTTTGCGCTGAGTTTGAAACGATATAAAAACTAACAATGCAAAGAAATAGCATGAACATATTATCGAAGGTCACAATTTGGGGTAACAAACGCCCTGAATCTGTACTGTGTGTTCATGTCTTTGGCATTGAACCTTGTATTATAAATACTTTCCAACGAAGAACATAGCATGGTGTAGTTTATTCTACCCCTGATTGAAAATATAAACTGAATAGTTGGAGAGTCTTTACCGAACTTTCCAACTATTTTGTTTTTATACCCATTTGTGACAGTTATCTTACGATGCTTTTCTGTCATTTCCGTCTGATGGGTGATTGACAAACAGATTATTAACGTGCAGCGATGCACATAAATTGAGAAGAAATGAATTATAAATTTGATGGCAGTAAGGTATTTTTTACATCTGATACCCACTTTTATCACGGAAATATCATTCGTTTCTGCAACAGACCTTTTGAGGATGTGGAAATGATGAATGAAACGATTATCTCCAATTGGAATAATACAGTTGGCTTGGATGATACTGTTTTTCACTTGGGTGATTTCTGTCTGGGCGGTTCAGCTGAATGGACTAAAATTCTTGATAGATTGAATGGCAAGATATATCTGATTCTCGGCAACCATGATTTAAAGAACTTGAGGCAGGGGTATGTCGATAGGTTTGAGCATGTGACCATGCAGATGCATATAGAAGTGGATAAACAGAAGATATATTTGAATCACTATCCGTTTCTGTGCTTTGATGGCGGCTATAAAGATGTATGGCAACTGTTCGGCCATGTGCATACGAGGAAGAATAACACTGGAATTGATGCAGCCCGGCTTCAGTATCTCTATCCTACACAATATGACGTAGGTGTTGAAAACAACAACTTTATGCCGGTTTCATTTGCACAGATGAAGATAATTATTGAAAAACAAGTTGAACAATTAAAAATGAAAGAGCAATGAAGATACAATACATGAGCGATTTACATCTGGAGTTCAGGGAGAACAGCAGATATTTAAAGCATAATGAATTACCTGTTACCGGTGACGTGCTGGTTTTGGCTGGAGATATATTCTATCTTAGGGATAGAATAGCTCCTATGATGAAATTCTGGAAATGGGCTTCGGATAATTACAGGCAGGTTCTGATTGTTCCCGGCAATCACGAATACTATAATTATTCGGACGTGATGGAACGAGGGCTACAATGGAAGTGGATGTTCCGTGAGAATGTAGGGTTCTATCAGAATCAGGTAATCCGTATCGATGATACCGATTTTGTCCTGAGTACGCTATGGTCACGGATTAACCCGAATGACGAGTATTTCGTGTGGAAAGGTATGAATGACTTTCGCCAAATCAAATTTGACGGAAAATTGCTACAGGTAGAGGAATTCAATCGGATGCATGAGACCTGTATTGATTTTATCCGGAAAAGTGTCGAAGAGAGCACGGCTGGTCATATTGTGGTGGTTACTCATCATTTGCCTACTTTGGAGGTGATTGATCCACAGCACAAGAACTCCGTACTGAATAGTGCATTTGCTAGCGAATATGGTGATTGGATTGCCAACAGTCGGATAGATATTTGGATTTATGGACATTCACATACCAATATAGACACAGAGATTGGTAGTACAAAAGTAATCTGTAATCAGATGGGATATATTTTTGCGAATGAGCACATTGTGAATGGGTTTGATCCGAAAAAGCATGTTGAAATTTAATGAGCATTAAGCAATGGATGAAAGAATAATAGATAGAAAACTCTTTATTGATTTGGCAAATGAGGTTGGCTTGAACGCTTCGCATATAGAAGCAATGGGTGAAATGCGTCATTGTGAAATCACAGTTAGCGGCAATATGCTGGAACGTCTAGTTGAAATTCAGCATCAGTTCGAGCAACTTACCGTAATGGGGGATGATGAATACCGTGGCTTCTACATTGTGGTACCGCGACCCACTCCAGAGGAATGGGGTGATGTCGAGGAACTGATTGCTTCGGGAGAGTATCAAAGCAAAGAAGCCTTCCTTGCGGACTGGCTTGCGTTCAATCCAACGGAAACGCAGTGGTTTCATGTTACCTCTTATAAATACGAAGAGTTCCGGTCGATTCGCATTACAGACCGAAAACATGCGCATTTCGTCATAACAAATCGCTCCTCTTGTGCCGACGGAGAATCAGATGACGGATGGTATCAGGATTCCCTTGCCCGACTTTTCTGCTATTTGCAGAGGCTGGTTGATGTTATTGTTGCAAATCCTGATGGGTTCAACGACTATGTGGCGCACAATCTGCCGTGCCAGCAACGGATTGGGCGGATTGTACGGGCATGAAATTGAGATGTACACAGTAGAACAGGGAGAAAAGAGAGACAAGCGGCAATAATACAACGACTTACGAGAGAGCGACAAAATTTCGGCGCGAAATTCAAATGTGCATTTGCTTGAATTTCGTGTTAATTCCGGCGGCGGTTGGTTGAACTCGATTTGAATTGCGCTTGTATTTACAGGCAAAACGGGGCGATTTACGCCCTTTTTTTATGCCCGAACGGCTCTATATACCGATACGGGCGGGATTTGCGGCATACGGGGCTGAAAACGACATGTGTCCGCCGCAAGGTTTTAAGCGGTGTTTAACCGGCATTTCAAACGCAATTTTTATAAAATGGATGCGCAAAATGCGTACATCTGAATTTCAGACCAAAATATCAAAAATACGCATTGGATGGTCTAATGGGTGGTCTAATGGATGACATTTTTATTGAGGTTTGCCCCCACATAATAAAAAAATAAGGTTCATAAACACCCCCCAAAGTGTCATTTTTTGACGGGGTTTTACATCCCATATATTAAACACAAAACACTGAATATCAATAATATAAATCTATCTTTCTGCACTCAAATCCTATAAAAAGTCTCGAAATCCCTATTCGGGTCGTTTTATGGTTATTCCGCCCTCACGACCCCGATCACGAGAGCCAGTGAGTAGATACGGGATTTTTCGAGCGAAAACGGGTCGTACTCTGGATTGTCAGATACCAACGTGATATGATCGTCGTCCTCGCCTTGTTTTACCCGTTTGATGAGCACCCCTTGCTCGCTGTCTATCACGTAGGTGCGGTTCCACTGGAAGAATGTATCAAGCGGTAGCCGCTTACAGGCAACAATATCCCCGCTGTAATACTTGGGCTGCATGGAATCACCTTTTACAGGAATCAGAAATTCGGCTCCCTTGAACATGGGGATGACGTAATGCTCGCAGTCATATTCCATGATCGTTTGGCTGTTCTCCGAAAGCGCCCCTGCCATAGCATCGATTGGGATCAACGGAATGCCCTCGTTCTTGTCCGAGCGTTTTCCTATCGCAACGGTTGTTTGGTCGTTTTTGGGTAATGGTACCGTGTCGGTCTTGGCCATACTGCCTTTACCCGTAAGAAGCCATTCTATGTTAATATCGGGGAAAGCATTTAAGATATTTTCTAAACGATCAATTCCTATTGTCTTGCCATTCTTTAATTGACTCGCAAATGAGCCGTTTGAGAATCCACATTTCAACTCAAACGCTCTAACGCTTATCCCTTTCAGATCGAGATATTGTTTAATTCTTATAAGTGCTCCACTCATTTTGTAGAAAAAATCTTAAAAATAATTTTGCTGTTTAAGATATATCTTATATCTTTGCAATGTGGTTTTAACACAACCACGCAACAAATATACTGAAAATAACCAATTAATAGGCAATTATGAGAAAGCAAATCCTTTTACCGCCCTCTGTATTCCGGGAGTTGTATCAAACTTTCAAGGTTCACAGGGTGATTCTCAGTCGAGCGCTAAAGTACGAACGCAACAGCAAACGCGATCAAATGCTCCGTGCCGCCGCACTGGAACGAGGCGGATTGATTTATACCGGGGAGCGGGCACCGCAAGGTTATTGTCCGAATGTAGAAACACGCCACGACCACGTGCGGGGAATGATGTATCAAAACTTCGGCGATCGAGTGGAGTTGCAGGTGAACCGGGAGACCAACGCCGCGACGATCATCATCGACCACGAGCCTGTGGCGACATTCAATGACATGACAGTGGCGACGTGGGGCGATGTTCTGTATTCCCTGCAAAAGATTTACAATCAGTTAAACGCGTAAGACGATGAAGCGACACAAGGAAGATGCCCTCGAAAGGGTACAGAGGTGCGCCCGCGCATACCGGGACGCCGTGGAGAATCTCATCGCCACCAATCCGACATTGAGTGAATCAGATTTGGATACAGGTGAAGATTCCTATAAATGGCTACGTCTCCCCATTCAGGATGAGCAGCCTTTAACCGTGGCAAATATGATTCTTTCAGATGTCGGAGTATTTCCAAATGATTGTCTTGCTGGTATTCTGGTGGCAACATGGAGAAGTCGAGGCGCCATGGCCGGACACGTGGGTTCGATAAGTCTCGATAAGGCAGGAACTCGGATTCACTTCTGTATCGAAGGTGTAACGACCTTAGAAGAGCTCCGAATTTCCCGCGAACAGTTTCGAGCATCACTCGATTTCGAAGGTGAAAAGTGAAACAGATATAGTTTTCCATAATCGCTAAACATTTGTAGTTGAACGCACAAAGATAGCGATTTCCCGTGAACGTGAAGGCGTTACCCGGAGCGATACCGGCACGGGAGCAAAAATAAAGATGTGAAACATGGAATACTACAACGGTAAATTGTGTGTAACATACGATGACTTAGCGGGCATTGCAACCATGAATGCAATCCAGTGCATCGTTAAAAAGGATGCTTCTATCCAAGCTCGCAAAGCTTGTAGAAGCAACCCCGCGCTGTTTGATCTCGACAGGTTGCCGTTAAAGTTCCAGCTGGAGGTTTACCGCCGCCGTCCGGATTTGAAAGCGCAAGCGGAAAGCAAACCGTTTGTCGAGAGCGTCGAACCGGACGGCGCAGCGTTAGATTTTTACCAGCGTCACCAGTTCGGCGACGGGAAGTATTTGTCGACGGACAAACAGACTGAATATGCCAACAATGCGGCAGTCCTAAACGCTTTCCGGCTGGTGCTGGAGCGATCGGACAGTCAGCACCGGAAACAGAGTAAGCGGTGTATCAGCAAGGCGGAATTTTGGCGCAAGGCAGCGCAGGCGTTGCCGCGTATCGCGGACACGTTCCCGCACACCCTGCCGGAGAACCCGCGCCGCCTGCAAGAGAAATTCAACCAGTACGTGCGTGAGGGTTACGGGGCGTTGATAACGGGCAAATACGGCACCCGCAACGCTGCCAAGATCGACGACGATACCAAAGAAAGCCTCCTTATCCGGCTTATTTCCGACGCTCGCAACCTCGACAACGCGCAGATCGCGCGGATTTACAACGTAGTTGCAGAAACGCAGGGCTGGAAAACGATTACCGGGGCGGCGGTCGGCGTATGGCGCGAGAAACACGACCTCGTGACAGCCGGAGGACGCCTCGGCGAGACGCGGTTCCGCAACCAGCGGAGTATGCAGGTGAAGCGTTCGCGCCCCACAGCTCCGCTCTTATACTGGACAATGGACGGCTGGGTGTCCGAGTTGCTTTACCAAAAGACAGAGGAAAAGAACGGGCGTACTACCACCACCTACACGCATCGCCTCACGGTTGTTATTGTCCTCGACCCTTGTATCAATTATCCGGTCGGCTATGCGATCGGCGAACGGGAGACCCCCGAACTTATCAAAGCAGCCCTCCGGAATGCTGCGAACCACACCGCCGAGCTTTTCGGACGCCGTTACTACTCGAATCAAATACAGAGTGACAACTACGGACGAGGGAACCTCAAACCGATTTATCAGATCATGGGAGACATATACACTCCAGCCCGTGCGCACAACGCCAAATCGAAAGTGATCGAGCCGTTCTTCAATTATTTCAACAGGAAATACTGCCAGCTCTGTACGAACTGGGGCGGGTTCGGCATAACCTCGAACAAGGATTTGCAACCGAATAGCGAGTTTTTGAACAAACACCGCCACAGCTTCCCGACCGAGGAGGAGTGCCGCCAGCAGCTTACGGCTTTTATTGAGCGGGAGCGCGCCGAAAAACGTGCCGAGTACGTGAGATTGTTCGACAAGTTACCCGAGGAGCGACGCTTGCCGCTTTCCGATGAACAATACCTCCTCACGTTCGGAGCCGATACGGGGTACCGCAACGCACTCGAGGGCGTGGGCTTGCGCCCGACGATCGGCGGCATAAAACGGGATTACGATTGTTTCGACCCCAAGTTCCGGGAATACGCGCATGTCCGCTGGGCGGTGAAATACGACCCGGACAACCTCGACCATGTGCTCGCGGTGAACGAGGACGGTTCCCTGCGCTTCATGCTCGAACGGAAACACGTGCAGCCTATGGCTCTCGCCGACCGCCGCGAGGGGGATGCGGAGCAGCTCGCCCGAGTACGGGAGTTCAACAAGCAGCTCGAGAACGACATAACCGAACGTCTCGCCCTCGCCAGCAACAAAGTCGAGCAATTATTCAATGACAACCCGCAGCTCGACGTTGCAACCCGTCTGCTGTTGTGTGATAGCCGGGGGCAAAATAAGAACCACAAGCAGACGCGCCGCCTGCAAGCCCACGAGATCGAGGACATAGAGGCGATCGAAATTGCAACGGTGCGCCGCCCGGTTCCTCAAATCGAGGACGAGGAAACTTTCAACTTGTACTAATAATCAGAAATAGAGATAATATGAAAACGATCGAGAAAGAGCAAATCAGAACCAAACTCGCGGAGTTCTGCGAGATCAAAGGCGGACAGAACAAAGCCGCGAACTCCATGCGCGGCGTCAGCCCGGCGACAATTTCCCAAGTGCTCAATAACAACTGGGATTTAATCAGTGAGGAAATGTGGCGCACGATCGCCTCGCAAATTGGTTACGATCCGCGTGCGTGGGTTGTCGTGGAGACACGCGGCTACAAACGCATGTACGGACTTTTGCAGGACGCGCAGGACAATTCCCTCGTGTTCGCAGTCACGGGTGATGCCGGATGCGGTAAGAGCGAGGCGATCAAGAGCTATGCTGCCAGCAACCGGAATGTGTATAACCTCTCGTGCTCCGAGTATTGGAACCGCAAGCACTTTATGGCGGAACTCCTGCAATGTATGGGGATTGATTCGACGGGCTGCACCGTTCCGGAAATGATGTCGGACATTATTCTCGCCCTCAAAAAGAAAGAAACGCCGCTCGTGGTACTCGATGAAGCCGACAAGTTGAGCGATCAAGTGCTCTACTTTTTCATCAGCCTGTACAACAAACTCGAGGATCGTGTCGGGATCATCCTGTGTGCGACGGACTACCTCGAGAAACGCATCAAAAAAGGTGTGCGAACTAACCGGAAAGGCTACAAGGAGATTTACAGCCGTGTCGGGCGCAAGTTCATCCCGATACAGGTCGTAAACAGCGAGGACGTTGCCGCCGTGTGCATCGCAAACGGTGTGACCGATCCGGAAACAATAAACGAGATTATCGACGACTGCGAGAGCGATTTGCGCCGGGTAAAACGCAAAGTCCACGCGGTCAAACAGCGTTCAACCTCCAAATAAACGGTGTTCAAATGAAAGCGATCGACCTTGTAGTCAAAGCCAAGTGGTACGACATGGAAGCCTCCGGCGAAAAGCCCGAGGAGTACCGCGAGATTAAACCATATTGGATAAAACGGTTATGTGACAATCCGGTATTTGATTCTAAAGGCAATTTGATCGGCAGAAAGCCCATAGACGATTGGACTATTGCCAAATGCAGAAGATGTGGTATTGATTTAATAAAAGCATTCCATCGTGGTAACATGATTCCAAAGGAACTTACCCATGCCCGCTTCCGCAGAGGCTACACCCATACCGCAATGCTGTTTAGAATCGACAACATTGCAATCGGCAGAGGCAAACCCGAATGGGGTGCGCCCGATCACGATGTTTTCATTATCAGATTGGGAGAAAGGATTTAGACATGGCAAAAGCGATAAGCAATAAAAACGTGGTGAATGCCAAGTTCAAGGTTGCCGATTTCACGGGCAAATGGCTCGCGTCGTTCGGCAAACCCGAACTCCGGGGCGCATGGATTATCTACGGGGAGAGCGGCGGCGGTAAAACGCACCTTGCTTTGGAGCTGCTCAAATACCTGTGCGGGTTCGTGGATCGGGCGGCTTACGACACGTTGGAGCAAGGTTTATCGCTGTCGTTTCAGAACGCATGGAAAAACGCCGCAATGCAGGAGGTCGGCTCCCGGGTTATCGTGCTGGCGAAAGAACCGATCAAGGAGTTGCGGGAACGCCTGCGGAAGCGCAAAAGCCCTAACGTGATCGTGATTGATTCGATTACGGCGTTGGTCGGGTTCACGCGGACGGTGTTCATGGAATTGATAAACGAGTTTCCCGACAAGTTATTCATTTTCATAGCACACGAAGAAAACAACAAGCCCTATCCGGCTATCGCGCAGCACGTGCGAAAGCTCTCGGAGGTGAAAATCCGGGTCGAGGGGTACAAAGGATTCGTAACGACCCGATTCAAAGGCGAAAAAGGTGAGGGAGGTGCCGATTTCGTGATATGGGAACAGGGCGCAAATGAGTATTGGATTGATAAACTTTAATGATACACAATTATGCACACAATGGATAAAATTCACAACGGGGTACTCCGCAAGTTCCACACCCTTTGCTCGCGTTTGGGACTGACGGAGGCGGAAAAACGGGCGATCGTCGAGAGCTTCGGCGTCGAGAGTAGTGCCGACATAGACACGCACGCCCTTATCGACGTTTGTGCCTCGCTTTCCAAGCAGTTGGAGGGCGACAAAGGCGACCAAATGGATAAACTGCGTAAGCGTGCTATGGCTGCGATCGGCGGCTACCTGCGTAAAATCGACAAGGAAAGCAACGCCGAAATAATCAAAGGAATTGCCTGCCGTTCCACCGGGTACCAGTCTTTCAACAAAATACCCGCCGAGCGTCTGCGGAACCTGTACAATACATTCCGCAACAAACAAAAGGACATGGATGCGGCGGAGCGTATCGCAATGGAGCTCTTGGCTCAAAGCTACACGGCGGGGAAAACCTCCCCGGCGATATTGAATTAACGGATTTATTCACCTTTCAAAAACAAAAAATTATGAGTTCAAACAACAATTCTTCGGGTGCAGGTATCGGCTTTTTGGGCTTGCTCACAATCGCCTTTATCGTGCTGAAACTGACAAAGTGCATCGCGTGGTCGTGGTGGTGGGTTCTCGCTCCTATGTGGATGCCTCTTGCCCTCGTGCTGCTTGTTGTGGTAATCGTCGGGCTGTGCAAGTTGTGGATTTACTGCAAATGGAGGGCGAGACGATGAAATGGTACATCAGCGGCAAAATTTCGGGCTTGCCGACCGACCAAGTAACCGCCAAGTTCAAGCAGGCGGAGCAGTAAATCCGGGCGTTCGGGCACGAACCCGTGAACCCGACCAACAACGGGCTCGGCTCGGAGGCGAGCTGGAACGAGCACCTCGTCGCAGACGTTGCCCTGTTGCTCGAATGCGATGCGATCTATCTGCTCAAAGACTGGGGCGACAGCCGGGGATCGCGCATCGAGGCGAATATCGCCGAGGAGTGCGGCTTGCAGATCGTTCACCAGCCGGAATATGCGACCTATGAGAGCCGCATGTGAGCAGCTCGCCGGAGCCCTGTTGCGGTTTACCGAGGCAATGCGATCCTGTAATTCCGCTTTACGGAGGTATTCGGCTGTTATGCCAAAACAAAGGTACAAGCCGCTACAAGGCAACAGAACCCGAAAAACAAAGAGATTAACCTGCTTGCAACGCAGGCGAAAAAAGACAAATTAAACCACTTAAAAACAAAAAATTATGAGCAATCAGAAATCAATCATCGGTTGCGGATATATTCCGCTTGAAATGCAGGCAGTGTGCCTCAAAACCAACATGAATACCAATCTTGGTGATATTGTGTATAAAATCATTACGGCTCCTTATGAACGTGTATTTGTTCGCAAGAATCTTTTTGATTTAACACCTAAAGAATGTAAACGTATGGCAGTAGACGTAGTTGATGAATACACAGGTTTAACGTATGCCGTCGAGTACGAACCCGCGAACCTCGTCCACCCAACGTCGGAATCCAAAACCGACCAGCCCGGGGAACCTGTCGATTTCGCTACCCGTGCCGGGCAGATCGCCGAGGAACTCAAATCTATGTTCAACTCTGCGGGGGAGGGAATTTCCGACAAATGCGGTGTTGCATTCTTTGCGGTTTCGGATGACGGGAACGATAAAACATCGACGTGCGTCGGGTTTCTCGGCGGTCGAGGTAGTCGGGTGTCGGAGGCTATCGCTTCGGTGTGTTCCAAGAACCCCCAAGTCCTCGAAATCGTGAAATGCGCCTCGATCGAGGCTATGTTTCACCGGATATTCGACGGCGCCAACAAGAAGAAATAACCAACTTTCATTTTTATAACAATGGCAAAAACAAGAGTTAAAAAGGTCGTGGTTTCGGGAGTTACGCGCGACCAAATGGAGGAGGCTTTCGGCGCATTCGCCTTTGCCGACGCCAAATTGCAGGGTATCAACGCGGCAATGGATGCGGAGATTACCAAGATTAGAGAGCGCAATGCCGAGGAGATCGCCAAGTTCCAGCAGCAAAAGGACGACGCCCTCGAGGTGATGCAGACGTTCGCCACCGAGAACCGGGACGAGCTTTTCTCCAAAAAGAAAAGCATGGAGACGGCGCACGGCGTCCTCGGGTTCCGCACCGGAACACCGAAACTCAAAACCCGCAAGGGCTTCACGTGGGCGGCGGTGCTGGAGCTGCTCAAAGAGTTCAATCCGGCGTATGTCCGTACCAGCGAGGAGGTCGCCAAAGATAAGCTCCTCGCCGATCGTGAGAGTGAGGACATGCCCGAATTGATGCAAAAAGTCGGCATCAAGGTCGAGCAGGACGAAACGTTTTTTGTTGAACCTAAAAAAGAAGAATAAGGCTGAATGTCAGAGAAAGTGCGCAATTATGACAAAGAGAGTATCGAGGTGTGCCGCAACTGCAAGGGCACCGGAGTAGCTTACACGGAACCGGAGTTTCACCCATACGGGAAAGAAGATGATCCGCAGCCGTATGAATGTCCCGTTTGTCAAGGCAGCGGACGGGTAAAAAAGACGCTGAACATCAAGATCACAATCGAACCTTACCCCGGCAAGTCCGGAGTATAAAAAAGAAGCCCGCCAACCGGAAACCGACTAACGAGCAAAGCGTGGGGACGCTTTGCAAAGATAGTAAGTTTTCGGCACATGGCAAAGGGAGTTCGTTATAAAAGCACGTTAAAACGCATCCGGGAGGTTTGCGCGATAACGAGGGAGCACTACGAGGCTGGCAATCAGTCCAAGTGCTACCGGGCTGTATGGCGAAAATTCATCGAGCCGAAATACGGTATTTGTTACCGCACTTTCTTGAACTACATAAACGAGCCGTTACCGAAAGAACCCGAAAACAAACAACTTACTTTATTTGATTTATGAACGAAAGAACCAAACTGAACAATGAGCAGATCGCCGCCTTGCAGGAGGTTGTCGGAGGCGCGGACGTATTCAGTTGCCATACCGCAAAACTACTCCGCGAAATCGAGGTTATCGCCCCGGAATTGATCGAAATCGGGCATCCTATGGGTGTTTATAAAGCGATTGACCCGCACCCGTATTTCGGTGCCATAGTCACCCGCTGCGGTGTCGAGTATCTCGAAAATATCCAAAAACAAACACGGGATGAATAAAAAGCAGCGCGAAATAATTACCGACGCCTACGAGCAGTATATCCGTAATGCCATGCGAGGCGATCCGGTGGGCGGTTTCAGCGACTTTGCCGATTTGTTTTCCCGGCTTCGTGAAACAGACAAACGACTGGACGAAGAACTGCAAGAACGCTACGACGAAATCCCCGACAAATAAGGACGCAAGCCCCGGAACCGAGAAAGGTTGCCGGGGCTTGTTTTATCCTCTTACCAGTGTGACGCCGACGGCGACCGCTTGGGGCTTGACCGCCGAGGTGTCGGTCGCGTGTGTCACGAAGCACTCCTCGTCATGCTGTACGCGCTCGTGATCGTGATCCGTCACGGATTCGACCAGCATAAAGCAGTTGAACCCCTCACCGGAGAGACCTTGCACCTCCGCGTCGATCCGCTCGATAAGGTCGAGGTGTTCGAGTGCCCGGTCTTGGTATTTCCCGCCCTCCTCGGGAGACGCCAGCGTTTCGGTTACGACATGGAGCCGTACCCGAATGTCTGCCGATCGTGCGCCCCGTGAGAGCTGCGACCACTCGATCGGCTCGAACTCGACGAACACGGCAGGAAGCCGGAACGCCTTTTGTTTGGAAAGTTGCTCGGTGTTCCGGTTCCACAGGCTTACGAACTTGACACCGACCTTTTGATTTTTCAGCCTGTCGGCAACGGCTTTGTAGATTGCCTTTCTCATTTTCTCAACTCTTTTGCGAGGTTATCGAAAAACTCGGTTATATTCTCGTGGACGATCTGTTTGATCGCCTGCCGCACCTCCTTGTGGTCGCCGATAAACTGGCGTTTCGGCATCGTTATCTGCCGGGTGTGCGACCGCACGGTATAGGTCTTGCCCGTGCGCCTGTTTGTCCGGGTATGGGTACGGACGTTCTGTGCGAACTTTCCGCCCTCGTTGTGGAGTGCGGTGTACGGCAGCGGGGAGGAATAATGCACCCCTTTCCCACGAACGGACGCCCGGATCGAACGGCGCATTTTTCCCGTTACATGCAGGAGCGACCCTTTCGCCTTTTTGTTCTTCCGGGGCTTCCATTTGGAGCCGAAAAAACCTTTGCGCTCGAAATTCCGGTCGAACATTTCGGTAAGTTCGACTTTCATGTCGGAGAGTATATTTCGGATCAGTTCGTCAGGTTTTGGCATTTTTCTTTGGTTGGTAATTGAAAATATGCTACTTTTGCAAAAATGCGTACTATGTTGGATTACGACAATCTTAAACTCCGGGAACGGACATTCCTCGACTTTACGGACGACGAGGCTATTATCGGCGAGATCATCGGCGATAAAGAGTTCTTTTTGTCCCATATCACGGAGGAGAACCGGGCAAGTACGTTTTTAGAGTTTGCCGACCTCACTACCGATAAAAAGTTGTCGAAAGCCATTCAAAAAGAGTTTGACGGTGAATTAAAATCAATGTTCTGCGAGTGATATATTCACGTATTCGTCGAACATTCTCTCCCCGTATAGCAAACACCCCTTTACCAGCGTCTTTATTTCCGTTACCTTTAACGGCGTTCCGTCCGCTTTGGTCGCCCCGCTGTCCTTGATCGCCTTTACCAATCCGGCAGCTTGTTGTGAATAGTGCTCGTTGAACAAGTGCTCACGCACCGCATCCAGCACCTTGTCGGGGTCTGCTCCGGTCTTTCGGATCAGCGAACAATAATTGCGTACCCACGTATTATATCCGGTCGATTGTCGGTCGTCCATAAACTCGGGATGCTGCATCTTTCCTCCGAACGATTCGTAAAATTCAGGCAGCGTCTTTCTCGCTACAAATTCATTCGCCAGCTCCATATACCGCCTCGCCAACGTAGTAAGGTATTCGTTGCCGGGTTTGTTGCGGTTGTGTGTGATCTCGTGCCAAAAGGTCGCCAGTGCGTCCGCTTCCTCGAACGAAACCTCGCCGCCCTGCCGCAGCTTGGTAAGCCCCGACAATACCCGATCGAGCCGCTCGCGGGTCATGTCGATATTTCCGTTCATATCGGTAGAACCGTTTACGCCTTTTCGTCTCGTTACTTCCAAAGTCTTAAATCCGCGCTCGAACCATGCCCGGCGATCCTCTTGTTCCTGTATGAATCGCACCGCCTGTTCGGGGGTCTTTATCTCCTCGGCGAGTTTTGCGACGATCTTTTTTGCTGCTTCGGGAGCCTTGTTATACGGGTGTTTGTCCGGGAACACTTTTAACTCCTTTCCGGGATTGAACCGGAAAATCCGCTTTTTGGGTTCCTCGGTGATCTCCTCGCCGATCCCGACCGCCTGCTGGCTGTCGCTCTCGGGGTACCTGCCTTTGCGTACCTGTACGACGACGCAACGGCAGTTCCAGCCGTTGGGCGGCATGAACTGCTCCCAAAACGGATCGCTCACGGGCAGGGTGATGTTGTGCAGCCGCTGGTGTTCCTCCCGCACCCGCTCGTCGTTCGCCGTCCGGTACTGCAAATTGTACCGATCGCCGTCCTGCTGGAAATCGTGCCATTTCGCCGCCATTTGGGACGACGTTACCGCGTGATTGTATTCCGCATACAGATAGTTGCGGTTATACTTGGCGTCGATTTTTGCGACGTCCTCGTGGAATTTCTCGAACGGTTTTATCCCTCCGTCGTCCCCGATCAGTGACAAGCCGACCTCGTTCAACGAGTGGTATGTTTTCAGTCCGGAGAAAATAAAGGCGTTGTTTTCCAGCAGCCCGGTAAGTTCTGCGGGCATTTCCTCGCCTATTGACGACGACACGGCACCTCCAAGGATGCGAAACGTCTCGTCGATCACGTCGCGGGCTGGCTGTTCCTGCAACATGGAGGGGGTAAAACCGCCCCTTTCGCGCACCCATTCTGCGGCACGTTCAAATACGCGGCTGTCAAACCCGAAATCGGGCGTTTTTTCGTCGTCTGCAAGCGTTAAAAGCTCGTCGCGGTATAAACCCTCGACCGCATCGTCAAGACCCCGGTAAAACGCCCGGAAATTCTTTGTCGGCACCTCCCGGGGGCTGGCGTCCTTGCCTTTGCTGGCGTCAGCCCCTACTCGAAAAAACTGTTTGCGCTGGTTTTCTTAACCCCGGTGATCGGGATTTTGTACTTGTCGGCAAAATAATTCGGGTCGATGTCGTACTCCTGCAGGAGCAGGCGTTCGATCTCGCGCTGCTCTGCCGGGGTGTAGCTCGTCGCCTCGTTCCAGTCGAACGTCACCCCCGCGAGCGGGAACCCGTGCCGGATCATCAGCGGGATAAGTCGGTCGTTCACGAGGTACTTTATCATCGTGGCGTCCGCACGGCAGATGTTCTCGAACACCTCGAGGTGCGTTTCCGACTGCGACAAAGAGCTGCCGTTGTCGATCGTCATAGTCTGCCCGAGTATGCCTTTGGAAATTTCGGAGTTGCATCGGTCGATCCGTTTGTCGTACACGTTGTATGCGTCGCCCCGGCTGGTCTCCTTGATTTCGATCTCGGTGCCCTCCGGGAACAACCCCCACGATGCGGCACCCATTTCGGCGAGCATGGTTTCGATCCGCGCGATGTCTTTCGTGTCCTGTGACATGGTTTTGCCGATACGGATCGGCATGCCGAACACCTCGCCGAACGTGTCCCAGTAGGCGAGCATGTTTTTCTTGGAGAGCGACTGCGGGGCGCATTTAAGCAGCACGCCGAGGTCTCGAGCTTTCCCGACCTCGATGCACCACACGGCGATGTCGCCCTCGCGGTACGATATGCCGTTTTTCCAGTCGTCGCCCGCCTCCCGGGTAATAACGCCGTATTCGGGTACGACGTGCTTGCGGGGCACCAGTTCGACGCCCGTAAAGGACATTACGCCGTTCTCGTTGGTGATGTCTCCGAACTGGATCAACGAATGCCCGAAATAAGGACTATCGAGTGCGAGGTCGAGGAAATCGTTGAACCACTCGCGCTCGAACATAAGGCGGGCTTTGTCGTCCTCCTTGCCGTTCTTCCCGGTGAGGACGAACGGTTTTTGCAGGGTCTTTCCCTTGCGCTGGGCGATACAGCCGGAGAGGTGCAGATCGACCAGCGCGTCGTTGTACACGTCGAGCAGGGCGCAGCGGTTCGGCTGCTCGTAATTGATCGCCGCCTGCCATGCCTGCCGCCACGTGGCGATGTCCTTTTTGGTGAGGCTCTCGGTCTGCTGGTTCAGTTCGATAAGGACGTCCCTTTTCTTCTTTACCTGCGCGGCGAGATTGAGCACGTCGCGCCTGTGCCGAGCCGAGGTTCCGGGCATCATTGAAAGGAAATTATCAAAAAAACGCATTCAGCATAAAATCACAATTTAAGCGGCGTTTAACCGCTGTTTAATAATCGTATTTGCTGGCGGACATGCCGCCGTAACGTATCGGGTTCGAGGTATCGGTTTCCCCGTCCTCTCCGGTGTACGTCGGTAGATTCGGCATTGAACCGCCTTTGCTCACGCGGGTAAGCCATGCGATCGCGTTGTCGTAAAGCTCCTGCCGTCCGTCGAGAGCCAAGTTCTGCGGGAGCCAGTGCACGAGATAGTACAGGGCGATATTTACCGTCACCTGCACGAGCATCGCGTTGCGCTGGTCTCCCTCGGCGGCAAACGCTTTTTCAGTATCATAGCGCGGACGGAGGTAGCTTGCGACCTCCTCCATAGCGACCCGCTCGGCTTTCTGCCGGGTCTCGGGTTCGCTGCGGGTGAGTATGTCGAGTTCGTCTTCGTCGCATACCACCCTGTAATCGTCCTCGGTGAGAAACATTGTTACCGGGTTTTGTAGATTGCGAGCGATTCCGCCTTTTCGGGCGTGAAACCCTTGCAGAACGCGCCCTCCTTAATCTTGGCTTTGAGGTGCTGTTTGCTCACGACGAGGGGTTTGCCGCCGTACATGAGCACGAGCCACTTTTTGCCCGTCACTACGGCGTTTCGGTCGGCTCGTTTGATTGCCCGCTTGCATCGGATGTAAAGCACATAGCTCTTGTATGCCTTTACGCACTTTCTGAAAATCTTTACCATGAGTTTTTAGAGGTTGGTCGCCGCCCGAACTTGGGGGCGAAAGTTTTTATTCTTGTTTGCTGTTGCAGGATGTAGATCGCCCCCTCGTCGGCGTCGGGCGCGTCGTCGTGGCTGCTGGTTCCTTTTTCAAACGCGAGGGTCTGTTCCAGTCCCGCGAGCGTGTCGGGGTCGTTCTGCCTGTCGGCGTTGTAGAACACGAACCCGCGCTCCCACAGCGGGGAGATTCCCTCGATGCGCTGGAACTTGTCCGGCTTCTTGCGTTTGTCCGCCCGTATGGGTAGCTGGTACCCGCGTAAATTCCCCTCTCGGGTAAATTCGTCGAGGATGATGTCTTGCAGGAAATTCGCCTCGATGTAGTAATAGCATATCACCCCGGCGACGATCATCCGCTCGTGCAGGTCGTACCCCCAGCGCACCATTTCGGCGACCGAGCATTGCCGCACGAACGCCTCGATTTGGTGCAGTTCCGTCCCGATCTTTCCCCACAGCTTGATTGCCTTGTAGTCGTTTTTGCTGGTGCCTTTGAACGAGGGGTCGCAATACGCCACGAGGTAATCGTACTTGCAGAGCTTCGGCAGCTTCTTCCACTTGATCCACGTGTGTTTGAACACCGCGCCCTCGGTAATCGGGTTGTTCATCATTTCCTTTTGGAAAGAGCGGTACCCCATGAAACGCTCCATGTCGCGGAGCTCGTCGATCGACCATTTCGACGCCCACGCCACGCGCCCCTGCTTGTCGATCGCGTTCACCTGCGAGACCAGCACGCCGTCGGTTGCGCAGATATTGGCGAGCACGCTGCACTTGCTTATAAGGTTGCCGACCATGATAAACCGCCCGCGCCCGCCGTCGAGGGCACCGAACAACGCCTCTTTTACCCAGTCGGTAAGTTTGTTTACCCGGGTTTCGTTGCCGCATAATTCGTCGTCGTCGAGGTCGTCGATCACGATGTAGTCAGGGCGGTGGTTCCGGTACCGCAAGCCTCGGGGCGACTGCCCGCGTCCCCGGGCGAAAAATGCGCACCCGTCGGCGGTAACAAATTCGCCCTCTTCCCAGCTTCCGGAATTGTACTGAACGCCGAAATCGTTTATATAGCGTTGGTTATACTGCAACTCCGCCTGCAAGTCCGCCAGCAGGGTATTTGCGTTCTCCTGCGACTTGCCGACGAGCACCATTACGTTTATATCCCGCACCTTTTGGCACTTCAACCACATGGGGATCATTATATCCATGTGGGTACTCTTGGCGTGTCCTCGCGCCCATTTGAACGCAGCTTTGAGGTTGCGGTTCTTGCGTATTTTATTCGCCGCTTCGATGTGGAACGGCGCGCTCTCGGTATGTTTTCCTGTTGCCGGGTCGTCGGTGTAGTGCGGGAAATAGTAATTCACGAAAAAGGCATAATCCGCCCGTGCCCGTTTGATGCGTGCCTGCTTGTCCGCCTCGCTTTCAGCCCGGTTTACGGTGGTCTGCGCCTGTACGTTGTCGCACCACTCTTTCCACCGTTTGGTGGCGTCATTTACTCCTGCGACTGACATTATTGCCCTTTCGTGCTTAAAAGTTCCGAGACATACAGGTCTTGAAACCGATTGATCGCCTTTATCAGTTCGGGGGTGAGTTCCTCGTCATTGGTCGCCCTGTGTTGTAGCCACTTGCCGAAACCGATGAACACCTCGATCGCATCGACGACGCTCGCCTTTTTGTCGAGCTTCTCTATTGTCGCCGCCAGTTTGGAAAGTTTATCACAGGCTCCGGCTACTTTCTCGGCATCCCGTTCTTCGTTGAGCTTTTCAACCTCGTTGCTTATTGCCCGCAGCAGGTTGTTTACGATTTCGGGGCGTGTGACGCTTTGGGCAGCTCTGCGTTTGTCCCACGCTTCCTCTGCCACCCACCTGTTTATGGTCTGTTTTGAAACGCCGACTTTCTCGGCGATGATGTTCTGCTGTTCGCCCGACATGTAGAGCACGCGGGCAAATTCCTTTTTCTCCTCGGAGACCTTATTTGCCATTCATAAGATGCGGTTTAATTGGTTCGTGCTCCCGAACGGGAGTTTTCCACGATGCAAAATTCGGTGACTGCCCCGTGAAAATAAAAAAGGTTGCAAACTATTTACACTCTTTTTGTTAGGGCGTTGCAAACCCCGCAAATTTGCATCGTTCAACATCGCGGAGTAGAGCAGTTGGCAGCTCGTGAGGTTCATTCCCTCAAGGTCGCAGGTTCGATTCCTGCCTCCGCAACAATATCGCGGGATAGAGCAGTTGGCAGCTCGCGAGGTTCATTCCCTCGAGGTCGGCGGTTCGAGTCCGCCTCCCGCTACAAAAACCCTTTTTAGAAGTATGACCGACGGGGACGGTGGAGCCCTTAAAAGAAAAATGCCGTCCCCTATTTTTTGACGAATGGCAAAAGACTTTATCATCAACACGAGCGGACTTAACAGCTACGGCACCCGTGTCCTTACCCCGGGAATCGACCTCACGCAGTACAAGCGCAACCCGGTACTCCTCTACATGCACACGCGCGGTTTCGACGGCAAGAGCACTCCGATCGGGCGCGTCGAGAATATCCGCGTCGAGGGCGACGAGTTGCGGGGTACCCCCGTGTTCGACATGAAAGACCCGTTTGCGGCGGAGATCGCCCGCAAGTGGGAGGAGGATTTTATCCGCATGTGTTCGGCGGGGCTGGAGCCCGTCGAGTTGAGCACGGCGACCGAGTACCTGTTGCCGGGACAATCCCGTGCAACGGTCGTGCGCTCGAAGCTCGTCGAGGTCTCCATTGCGGACATCGGTTCCAACGACGACGCCCTGCAATTATACGAGCCGAGCGGTAAAATCCTGCGGCTGGCATCGGGCGCGGACAGCGAGATCGTCCCGCTCCTCAAAAACGCACACTCCCCGGCGGCGGAGCCTGCCCCGGAAGAGAACAACGGTAACAATCAAACCCTTTTTTCGATGAACAAAATCCTACTGACCCTCGGGTTGCCCGCAACGGCTACCGAGGACGACGCGGTAAACGCGATCACCAAGTTGCAGGGCGACGTCGCCCGTATCGAGACGCTCGAACTCTCCCGCATCGAGGCGGCGGTCGATGCTGCTATCGAGGCAAGAAAGACGACCGCCGACAAGCGCGACCACCTTATCACGCTGGGTAAAAAGGCAGGTTTCGACGTCCTGCAATCGACTATCGCCATGCTGACCCCGGTACAGAAGCCGACACAGCTTATCAACCCGGCGGGCGGAGCGGCTTCGAGCGCGAGCGTCGAGCTGGCATACTCGGAAATGTCCGACGAGCAGCTCCGTAAGCTCGAAAAAGAGAACCCGGAGAAGTTCATGCAACTTTTCAAAGCCGAGTTCGGCTATGTCCCCAAGATCGACAAGTAACACTCAAAACCTTTCTAACAGAATGAAAAAGTTTCTTTTTGCCCTTATGGGCTTTATCTGCGCGATTTCCGTGAATTGCGCCGCCGGAGCTGTCGGAGCCTCCGCGCTCGGGGTTCAGCCCGTGTACGGTGTGCTGGCGGTGAACGGCGTCTCTTTCCTGTCCGGGCTGTGCGGCGGTTTCATGCCCTCGGGGGCTGCCTGCGCCGGACTTTACACCGAGGCGTGGACGGGCTTTATGATTAAAGCGTTCCGCACCGATCCCGAGGGGCTGGGCTGGTACAGCAAAATCCGCTCGTTCGACCAGTATGTCGAAAAAGACGTGATCCATTTCGTGAATATCGGCGGCGATCCTACCGTACTGGTGAACAATACCTCGTACCCGCTGGAGATCGAGGAACTGGAGGACGGCGACAAGGCTGTGACGCTCGACAAGTATCAGACCAAGCCGACGCGCATCACCGACGACGAGCTGTATTCGCTCTCTTACGACAAAAAGGCGACGGTTATCGAACGCCACAAGGAGGCTATTTCGGAGAAGAAATACTCCCGAGCCATTCACGCGATCGCCCCGAACGAAAACAGCACGGCAACTCCCGTGATCCTCACGAGCGGCGAGGCGTCCGAGGGTCGCAAGATTATGACGCGCAAGGACATCGTGCGCCTCAAAAAGCTGTTCGACAAGAACAAGGTGCCCAAGGCGGGGCGTTGCCTCGTGTTGTGCAGCGACCATGTCGCCGACCTGCTCGAAAACGACCAGAAGTTCTACAACCAGTATTATAACGCCGAGAGCGGAAAGATCAACAAGGTGCTGGGCTTTGAAATCTACGAGTATGACGACTGCCCGTACTACAACGCTACCACGCTGAAAAAGGTCGCATACGGTTCTGTTCCGGCGGATACGGACATGCAGGCGTCGATCGCTTTCTCGCCTACGCGCATGATGAAAGCCAACGGCAGCGTCAAGACCTACGCATCGGAGGCGAAGAACAACCCGACCACGCAGGAAAACCTTATCAGTTTCCGCACTTACTCGATCTGCCTGCCCCTCAAAAACGAGGCTATGGGCGCGATCGTGAGTGCCAAGGTGACCGCCAGCGCGGGCGACAACAAGTAATCCCAAAACTACCCGACAAATGAAAAAGGAGCTTAAATACTTGGTTATCCATTGCACCGCCACACCCCGAGGACGCGAGGTAACAGCCGACGAAATCCGGGCGTGGCACACGGCTCCCCAACCGCGAGGCAGAGGGTGGCGGCAAGTGGGATATACCGACCTTTTTCATTTGGACGGTAGTGTCGAGCGGCTTGTCGCTAACAACGAGGATGCGTGGGTTGATGATTGGGAGATCACGAACGGAGCCGCCGGATATAACGGCGTGTCGCGGCATATCGTGTATGCTGGCGGTTGTGAGAACAACAAGGCACTCACCCCGGCGGACACGCGCACCCCGCAGCAGCTCGAAGCCTTGAAGCGGTACGTGCTGGCGTTCCACGCCCGGCATCCCCGGGTGAAGATCGTCGGGCACCGCGACCTGCCGGGCGTGCATAAGGCGTGCCCCTCGTTCGACGTTCCCGCGTGGTTGAAATCTATCGGTATTGTGCAATGAGTACGGAGTTGTTGTTAGCGATTATCGGCATTACTGCGGCACCTGTCACCTCGTGGCTTGCCTCGAAACTCACGCGGCAGAAATACAATACCGAAATCGCAAGGCTGCGCGCCGAGGTTGCCGCTGCCCGTGCGGATGCCAACCGCAAGGAACTGGAGAACGTGCGTGTCGGAAACGAGATTATCATGCAGAACATCGTGCACCCTTTGGAGGTGCAGGTAAAACGACTGAATACGAATGTTTCAAGACTGGAAAAAGCCGTCGGCAAAATTTCTCTTTGCCCTCACGCTGCTGACTGCCCTGTTTCTCACGAGTTGCGCAAGCACAAAGAATGCGACGATCCGGAGCACGACGACAAGTAACCTCGAACATGCTGCCGATTACGGGGAGGAAACAGAAACGAGCAACACCGAAAGTTTGGAAGCGGTCGGCGATCGGCACGAACAGACCGATACCGAAACGACAACCGAGCTGACGAGCAACGAGGAGGTAACGACCACCGTGCGGGAGTACGACACGGACAAACCGACCGATCCCGTCACGGGGACGCCGCCGCTCAAACGGGAAACCACCCAAACGCGGCGCAAGACGGATGCGGGGCGGCAGACGCAGACCACCGGGCAGACGATCGACGAACACAGGGAACTATCCGGCGAATCAAGCAGCCGCGAAGCTGCCAAAACGGAATTACAGACAACCAGCGGGGAGAGTACGCATACCGACACGGACACCGAAACCCACGAACGGCGGGGGTTGAATCCCCTGCAACGTCTGCTCTGCACCCTCGGGGGGATTGCCGTCGCTGCGGGGGTCGTGTGGCTGGTGTGGAAACTTAAACGGCATTTATAAACCATTCAAACACCATTTGACTATGGCAAAAAAAGAAGATAAGGCGGAGAACCCGCAAAACAAGACCGGGGCACCTGTTCCGACCGGACAGGAACCCCCGCAGGACAACACCGGGGAGGGCATGACGGATCAGCCGCAGGCGGGAGGCAAGCAGCCGACCCCGGGCGGTGCTGCCGACAATGCAGAACCCGCAGCGAAAACCCCGACCAAAAAATCGGAGCCGAAAGTTTCGGACGCCGTGCAGAAGGTCGGCAAAGCCCTGCTCAAAAGCAACCCCGATATGTCGGTCGTGTACATGACGGCAGACGGTCGCGGGTTCTACGAGAAAAACGACGCGGACAACCATGCCCGCACGCTCAACAACAAGGCGGTAACGCCCGTAAAGAGATAGCCGAATGCAGAGTATCAAATTTGAACGCACCAACGGCAACATCCCCAAGACGGCGGCGGGACAGGATCACGTCAGCGGGTTCCTCGCCTACGTGACGGCTCTGCCGGAGGGGTTCTCGGAGGAGAACCGCATACAGGCGTGCTCCTCGATCGAGACCGCCGAGAAACTCGGCATCACCAGCGACGAGGGCGCGGCGTGGGAAATCCGGATGCTGCACTACCATTTGAGCGAAATTTACCGTCTCAACCCGGGCATCAGCCTGTATGTCGGTCTTTTCGCCAAGCCTACGGGCGGCACCTACACCTTTTCGGAGGTCAAGAGCCTGCAAAACTACGCGGGCGGCTCTCTGCGGCAGGTTGCGGTGTGGTGCGGGCACAAGGAGCTCGATGCGGGCGACCTCACGGCGTTGCAGGGCATCGCCACCTATTTGCAGGAATACGACCGTCCGCTCTCAATCGGTTACGCTCCGAAAGTCGCCTCCGTCACGTCGCTACCGTCGAGCCTTGCGGGAGCCGGGAAATGCAATGTCTCGGTCATCATCGGACAGGCAGGCAAGGGTGTCGGGGCGCAGTTGTACGCCGACAAGGGCAACACGGGGAAAGCCTCGGTTTCCGGGCTCGGCGTGTGGCTGGGCATCACCTCCAAAGCGGCGGTACACCAGTCGATCGCCTCGGTCGAGAAATTCCCGACGGGTATCGACCTGCCTGCGTTCGGCGACGGAACGCTGCTGCGCGACCTCGACACGGCGATCGTTGAGAACCTCGACGTCTCGCGTTACCTGTTTTTCGTGACTTACGACGGCTTTGCCGATTCGTATTTCAACGATTCGCACACAATGGACGATGCGGTGAGCGATTACGCCTATATCGAGAACGTCCGTACTATGGACAAGGCGGTTCGCGGCATCCGTAAAGCCCTGCTCCCGAAACTCGGCGGCGAGCTCTACGTGAACGCGGAGACCGGGCAACTCGCCTCCTACGAGGTGGAATACCTCACCGAGCTTGCGAACAAGCCGCTCGAGGACATGCAGAAAGCGGGCGAGTTGAGCGGCATGTTGGTAGAAATCGACCCCGATCAAGACGTGTTATCGACCTCCGAGCTGGAGTTCGTCATCAAGCAGGTAGGCGTCGGGGTATTGCGCAGGATCAGATGTAAAATCGGCTTTGCAAAAAAAGCATAAACCAATCGGCTGAATGGCAGAAGCAACGGATTTAATCCCTCTTATCAACGGTATCGAATACTCGTGGGGCGACATCACGGCGACCGTCGGGGGCGTGCCTGTCGTCGGAATTACGGCGATCGAGTACGGCGACGACCAAGTTGTCGAGAACCACTACGGGGCGGGGCGTTTCCCGGTCTCGTACTCCAAAGGCAGAGTAACCCCGAGCGCCAAGATCACCGTCGCAATGGGCGAGGTGATCGGCTGGCAGGCGAAAAGCCCGACCGGGCGGTTGCAAGACCTCGCACCGTTCCCTATCGTTGTGGCGTACATCCCCGAGGACGGGCAGATCGTAACCGACAAGATTATGAACTGCCGTTTCAAGAAGAACGCCCGCAACTGGAAAGAGGGGGACACGCGGCAGCTCGTCGATCTCGAGCTGGTGCCCTCGCATATCAAGTGGCACAACAAGTAACAGCAAGTTTAACCGGGGCGGGCGTGACTGCCTGCCCCTTTTTATCGAGTAATTTATGAACAAGAACAACAACACCGAGGAGATCAAGGACGCCAAAGGCGAAGTAGTCCGCACGCTCGTGTTCACGGACAAGGACGGGGTGAGAACCTACAAGGACAAGGACACCGGAGAGACTGTAAAGACGCTCAACATCTGCAACGGCGGTGTGTCGGACGAGCAGGTCAAGGTGTGGAAAGGCGAACACCGCAAGGTACACATGATCGAGGTCGAGGATGACGGCGACCTGTTTGTCGGTTATTTCCGCCGCCCGAGCATGGAAACCATGTCGGCGGTAAACCAACTGACCAAAAAGGACGAGGTGAAAAGTACCTCGGTCATGTTCGAGAACTGCTGGCTCGGCGGTGATCCGGTAATGAAAACCGACACGCTGGTACGCATGGCGGCTATTAAACAGCTCGGGGCGATGTTCGACCGTGTTGTGGGTACCTTAAAAAACGTGTAGAGGCGTACCAACTGAGCGATAACGACGGGGAGCAGTACATCGCCAAAGGGTGCGCCTTGATCCGGGCGAATTTCCACATAGACCCGCGCCAACTCTCCGAGGAGGAGTGGGCGCAGCGTTTCTCCGAGGCTGTATGGATCGAGGGGAGGCGACTGACCAACCTTGCCAAGATTTTAGCAAAATTATTCGAGACTCCAGAGAATGAGTGACTACGCTTTTAACTATTCGTTCAACATCACCGG